ATCATCTTTGTCTTCTCCGACATGTCGACATAAAGAACTTTCTCCTCGATTGACGTCTCAAAGCCAGCCTGTGACTGCGTGAAGCTGATCATCAAGTGAGCCACATTTGTCATGATCTTGAGCTCCATTCCACTTGAGTAATCAGTCACCTTGAATCCATTGATTACCCGATCGAACTTATTAACGTAGTCATCGGCCCATCGGTAGAAGTTCTTGTACTCCCTAAATGGCGAATAATCGCTCACCCAGAACTGATGATACATCTGACTGTATGACTCTGGGCATGGTGTACCCGACAGAAAAATCATAGGCAAGTGACCATACATCTTCTTATACATCTTGGTGTGCAAACCTGGCTTTGGGAAAGCCCCAAACCTGTGGTGCTCATCGTGAATGATTAGATCAGGGTCAGTCATCTTTGCCTTATGCATGGACTCGTCATTAATTATCTCGATGACAAAGTCATGACCAAACTCTACGTAGTCCATCATAATAGATCCAACTGCCTTCTTTTTTGTAAGGAATAATACCCTCTTAGCACCAAACCTTTTAGCTATCTCCAAGGAGGTGGCCGTCTTACCGGTACGCACCTCCATGGCGAGATAAAGCAGGTTGTTCTTATTAAGTATATCTACACCTTTGGATGCGATATCACTTTGATAGCTTCTTAGTGTCTTCATCTCTTAATAATTTAATTGCATTATTTAATTCGTCTGTAAGCTCTTTAGATTTACTCACCGATGGCAACTCTCTTCTTAGGGCCATGATGGCATAGTAATGATCAACATACCATTCCATGTGAGAACCATTAAGTATACCTATAGCATTGAGGTATGAGTCAAGCATGTCACTAAGCTCCTTACGGATTTTCTTGCTCTTGTTCATGTTGATCACCTCAACGGCGGCCTCCATGCGTTTTTGGAGGATAACTAGCGGCAGCTTCATAACATATACATATCGTCGCACCAGATAGGAGTCTGCTCACCTACATAGCTACCGCGAATATTATACTCAAAGTGCTCAAGCGCATCTTCCAACGACATCTCATCCTCAGTAATCAATGTCTCAATGACTAATTTTACTGAGTAGATTAGCCGCATTGGATCACCTATCTCAAGGCCAATCACAGCGTCATCAAACCCATCAGCTTTTAAAAAAGTTTCATCCGGGTAGCATTCTAAAATTTCTTCTAACATAACTTTGTTTGTTTTGGATGTTTAACAATAAAATGAATCTCCTTGCCGTTCATGCCCTTGTATGCCCTTGGCTTCTGACCGAACGCATACTCGCCATACGCATCAATCCAATGGTAGAACTTAGCGTTTGATAACTTATACCTACCATATCGGTCGTAGTCTGGGTAGTCAGTAATAAATCTGTTGAGCATGTCCTGACCTACTGTCTTTGCGTTTGGCTTGGTGTCCATGTTATCTCTAGATGTAGCCCATTCCCAAAACTCAGGTGATGTCTCAGCAATCAACTTACGGACCTTTAGGTTCTTGAATTCAGTTTCAATCAATCCTTTCTTGAGATATAACTGAAGGTTACGGATCATGTAGTTATCGAACTTCACCCACTCACTATCGTCCCACCCGCTGTATAGCATGTGACCAAAATCATCCTCAGGAGTCCTTTCTTTGGTGTAGTACTGTCTGAACTCAAGGTCCCACTTACGTCTCTCAAATGAGTTACCTGCACCCTTGATGGCGTAGTTTGTGGTGATAAATATCTTTGGAGATCGCTCAAAAGGAATGTGAATCTCATCCTTGTTCTTTTTCTCTAGTGTGATACCTTCAGTAATCACCGAAAATAAGTTCTCAAAGGCAAACCCCTTAGATACGTCATCAAAAACCAACACCTGGGTGTCAACCTGTACACGTTGGTATGGGAATGACTTTTGGAAACTGAACCCCTTGCCGTCGATCTTCACCATCTTCTTCATGTGGTTAATTGAGTTGACAAATATACCCTTACCAGTACCACCCTCAGGGTTAGAACTGATGACCTCATCGTTTAGAATGACAGCAGGACAATAGCTCGCTGGCTTATGGCTGTGCATCATGTAACCCAACGTTGACTCCATCGATCGCTTGCGAGAGTCGTCGTCGCCTGATATGTTAGCAACAAACCTTTCGAACTCGTTTTCACCAATATCATTGGTGAATACAAAATCACGGTTGATACGCTGCATTTCCCATACATGGCCACCTAAGTCCTTGTAGTCTATTACGTTAACGCCATCCTTAGTTATCTGCACAGCGCAGTTTAAGTAGTATAAGTAAGCGCTGTCTATGGTATCCTCCTTGAACACAGCGTCGATCTTAGGGACAAAGTTTAAGAAGGTCTCTTGAAAGAACTTGGTATTCATGGCGAAATAGTTGTATACCATCATATCATCAATGTCCATCAGATAGTCCAGCACAAAGTCCTTGATCATGTCGTCAGTCACATCGCTCATCAAGTTGTCAAGCACTTTAACAAACACAAACGTCCTTGATCCAGGTGGGTAGTACTTGAAGAAGCCGTTGTTATTTAGAAACAATCTAAATAAGTGTGGTACCAACTCAACCTTTCCCTTACTTGACTTAGTCCAGAACTCAGTGATCTCAGGCAGCTCCTCGATCTGGTACTTCTCAGCGACCTCTTCTGCAGGAACACCTCTCTTCAGTTCGTTCTTTACGTTCTCAAACTCGTCGTAAAACTTGGTGCCAAACGTCGACATGTCTTTGTATGCGCTGTTCACAATCGTCACTATCTCTGATGCCATCTCACCGCCTTGGTCCTGATCGTTCATTATTGAATGGGCCATTGTCTTGTCGATGCCATACTCCTTTAGAGCTACACCTAACACATATAGGTTATTGTTGCGCTGTCCTAGAACCATACCATAACTCTTTCCCCACCATGTGAGCAGTCGTCTGGCTATTTCGTTGTAATCGTTAAGCCGTATGGTTGTTGTTTGTACAGCTCTTGGATGCGCAACCTTTGGCTTAACCATATCAGTAAACAACTCAGCGTCAGCGTTGTAATACAGCTCAGGATCATAACTCTCATAGCATACACGGCTGAGGTTCTGACTCGTGGTGTCAAACTCTTTGCGGTTGTAGTACTTCTCCAATCCTTTGAAGTAGAACTTATGGTTCTCAATGTCATTTGGTATCTTGACCAATACCTTTAGACCATCGCCTGATGGGGATAGGAAGGTTGATAGGGTAAACTTGTCGAGCATCAAATCAAACTTAAAGTCCTCTAGCTCTTGGTCGCTGTCAAATCCATCAAAGTCCAAGCAAATGATTCCGCTGTGTTCTATGCATGCAGTGTCGGCACGCTTCTCAAACTTACCGCTAAAGCATATAGCTGGAAGTAATTTTTTCTTTTCATTGCGCGCATCCTTTTGAGTAAGGGCTCTCACTTGTTCCACTATCTGCTGCGATTTGCCCTCTCTGATTCTCTGTAGCGCTGTCTCTATTGACACGTAGAACGGTTTGCTGGTGTTCGTCACCGTTTGAAAGTAGGTTATCATATTCTTTTTTAAATTCGTTAATCACCGACAAATAGGCAAGGTTTCCCTTGATCTCCATACCATTGTACTCATAGGTCTCAGACATCATCTTCTCATGTGTCTTGATTCCATGAATGACCAATGAATGTCTCCTATTGAACAACCTACCGATCTCTTGAAGCGTCATGTTTTCTCGAAGTATACTGAACAAATAGTTGCGCTTGTATACCAAGTCAATGCGCTGACTAGGGCCATCTAGGCCGTCTCTTTCAATCCATTCTTTTATTTTATCTAGCATACTTAAAATATTAAATAACCTATTGCTATTCCTGATAGTAATAATAGGATTCGTTCGTAGTTTTTCATTTTGTAATAAAATGAATGATTAGTGATATTGATATTACGCCTACCAGTATCATTGTGCCAATAGCAGCCATTTCTTCTCTGCGGTCGTCTTTGTTTAGTTTCATTGTTCTTGTTGTTTAAATGTTAGCCATTAGTCTTGCTGATCCGAAAATATTCATCTTCTCGTTGTGCGTAAGCTCGTCCCACTTTGTTTTGTAAAGCTGCTGCTCAAGCCATTCGAACGCATCGGCATACATCTTCTTCTTCACAATCATCTTTTCAAGATATAGGCTAAGATCAAGAGCTTCCTCCTGAGCATGCGTGAGCCAGTCAACGTCAGACAAGTCCTTTCGGTCCATCGTGACGCCATACTTCTCAATCCCTAGCTTAGACCTCTGCTTATACTTATTGATTACAGACTCAACAATAGAGTCGCTGACCATCTGTTGGTCAGCCGTAGATGTGGTTGTATACATAATTAAATTAGATTAAAAATGGGTGCACTAGGATACACCCATTAAACCAAAACAACAAACCTGTCCTAGCAGGCGCTATACTTTAATCTTCAAAGTTTTTGATACAATAATTTATAAAATCTAAATGCTTTTCTTTAGAGTCTAGCAATTCATTAGTATCAAATCTTCTATACATCATTCTCTCTTGATCGTATACTATAAACCTATGTGCTTTTAAATGGTCTTTAGCTGAAATATCTATCACATCTTTTGCATGCTCATAATTATATGACCAGTGGTGATTATGCCCAAGTAGTGATTTTATTCTTTGAGATGCATTTCTGGCTAAATATTTTTCAGGATATTTATCCTTGTAGTTTTTTTGATAGTGTTGTTTTTTTGGACTAACTACACCGGTATAAAATTTCCTGTATTTTAACCTGCCTCTTTTTCTCTCACTATTGATCCAGTCAATATCTTTTGATTTATTAGAATAATTATCTAAACTATCTTTTCTAGCGCACTCCTTGCACTTATTTAAGTGACCATCCCCCATCTGCTTATGCTTGTAAAAGTCAGATAGGGGCTTGGTTACTTTACATTTAAAACATTCTTTCATAATACAAATATATGCATTTTCTAGAATATTATTTTAGTTTTTCTAAACGAGATACTATAACTCTTAATTAAAAGGTAGGTCATCCTGGTCGTCAGTGTGACCTGATCCTGGTGTGCTAGGCGCTGGAACGAATGCCGGTTTCTCAGCAGTAACAGCGAACCCCTCAATAGTTGAGAAGAACTTCACCTGACCCTGTGGACTAGTCCACTCACGCCCCTTTAAACTGAACGACACCTCGACCTCTTGGCCTTCAGCAATGCTCTCCAATAAGTCACACTTGTCGTTAACAAATGTGAATGGAATGTACTGCGGATACTGGTCAGCACCATCGGTTAATACTAGCTCACGCTTACGAAATTTGTCGGAGATGGTCTCCACATTGCCCACCTTGTAGGCAATTCCTTTGAATTTAAACATATATATTAATTAAAAGATTACTAAAATAATTGTGACAATACATATTATTGCCACTGCAATACCTAAGACATAGTTTTCAGCATTGTCTTCTACCGCCTCTAAAAAATAGACATGGTCCTGGATTACCTCAACCTCATCTGCATAGAAGTATAACTCATCAGTACCTACATTAACTAGGTAACCGTAGTTATGTCGCTTGGCCTCATAGATCTTACCGACCTCATCATGACGTAAGCCATAGCCTCCATCTGTTAACAACCGGACTCTCATAGGTTCTTGGTTTTTAATATGCTGATATACTCATTGGCATAATCATCAGCCACTTTCAGCCAACTCTCGATCGTTGCGATGTTGTCGTCAGTGAGGGTGACTCTCACAATTGTCGCACGCATGTTGTCATCGACATCATCCATGTAGTGCAGCGTCGGTTCGTCCCATTCACCCAACAATTCCTCAGGTGTGTTGCACAGCATGTATGCCACCTCACCATCACGCCAATCAAGCCCGGTCATTTGACGTAGCATCCATAGGTATGCCTTCACCTGCCAGTCATACCCTGACTCCTTAACCTTCTTAGCGGCCTTCTCCTCAGTCTTTGGGAACGTCTTTTTTGTGTATGATGACTTTATGTCAAGCACCTTGAGCCTGTCAGCGTCAACGACGTCAGGATGTCCATGCATGAGCGGTGTGCTGAGGTATGCGTACTTGTCACCGTCAGACAACTTGTTGTAGTTGGTGAAAAAGATGCGGTTGTATAGCTCAATAGCCTCGTCCTCAACAGCAGTGCCCTTGTCAGTCTCCTTGCTCCAGAAGTGATCCTTGTACTGGTATATCTTCTCGTCAATGATCTCCTCGATCAACGTCTTGGCACCTTGACTTAGCTCAGGGTTGGCATCGCGC